TGGTTCTATCACTTCTGGTTTAACTCGCACCGCTATTTCTGCATTGTCATATGTAACCGTAACAATTGACACTTCAGGTGCGGGTACTGTTGGTGGATATATCACATATTTTGTGGCAGATCCTACAGTTGGTCAGCAAAGCGCTTAATAGGAGGCCATAATGCCTACCATGCAATATGATGTACTAGCGACAAAACCGTTGACTAGCACAGGCAATTTTAAAGACCAAAATAATTACGACATCAATCGTAATCGTATTAAAACCGTGTATGCGGTTAATGGTGCAAGTGCTGGTACTGTCGTTATTCGTGAGGGTGGGGCTAGTGGCAATATTGTGCTTACTGTAGAAACCGCTGCAAGTGGTACGGCTGGATACACCATTATCCCGTTACCGGGAGAAGGTATTCTAGTTAAAACAGGTACGATGCACGGTACTGTTACTAATACAACCTCAATAACGCTTTTTTACGGATAATAAATGCAAAAAGAAAAGTCCTACAGCGTTGCAGGTCGCAAACTGATGCTTGGTTTGCCGACTTACGACTTTAAACTGTCTACAAAACTTGCTATTTCAATGGCAAATTTTTGTGCGCTTGCTGGTCAACATGGGGTATCCATCCAGATTAGTAATATATCTGGGTGCTCTATTGTCGCCCGGGCGCGCAATCTTATTGCTGCTGACTTTATGGCAAGCGATTGCACGGACTTAATGTTTATTGATTCAGACATTAATTTCAATGCAAACGATTTGTTTAGGTTGCTGGCTTGGACTTCTGACCCCAAATGCGGTATTGCCGCTGGTATTCCAGTGGCTCGCAAAAAGGCTAAAACATTTATTTCCACGCTATACAAAGACGAAAACGACGAACTTGTCTTAAACGAAATGGGGCTTATCCGAGCAAATCAGGTGGCTACTGCGTTTATGATGATTCGTCGTGATGTCTTTGAAACTTTAGATGCTAACCATCCTGAGTGGGAATACAAAGATGATCGGATTGAGGCTGGTAAATTAAAAGCCTTCTTTCATTTTGACGTAGTACCAGAAGGTTATGTTGGCGAAGATTATTTATTTTGCAATCGTGTCCGTGAATATGGCTATGAGATTTGGGTTGATCCCACGATCACATTAGGCCACATGGGTATGGAAGAATTTGTGGGCAACTTTGGAGAAGATTGGTTATACCCCAAACTCAAAGCGGCCCCACCGAAAGAAAAGGCGGCTTAAATGGCTAAGACTCCTGCGTGGCAACGCAAAGAAGGTAAGAACCCAAAAGGTGGGCTAAACGCCAAGGGAAGGGCATCGTACAACGCTGCTAACCCCGGTAAGCCCGGTTTGAAGGCTCCGCAACCCGAAGGTGGTTCGCGCAAGAAGTCATTCTGTGCTCGGATGACAGGCATGAAAAAGAAGTTAACTAGTGCCAAAACCGCTAATGATCCAAACAGCCGTATCAACAAAAGCCTACGGGCGTGGAAGTGCTGATATGGAGCAGATGATTTTATTTTCTTGGTCTGGTGTGTTGTCTGCCTTGGTGGGTGTGGCAGGGTTTGTTGCTTGGGAAAAGAACAACAAACTAAATACGCTGGAAAAGATGTTAAATGATACTAAATTGGAGGTGGCTCGTGAAAACGCTACTAAAACAGAAATTGAAAAACTTGAGCGCTATATTGATGAACGCTTTAACAAGTTTGAAGAAAAAATTGACCGACTTATTCAAGCGAGGTAAATAATGGATAATCTAAAACCTGTTAATGCAGAACAAAACCCCGGTCTTTCAAAATTACCTACCGAAGTACGAAACAAAATGGGGTATATGAAAAAAGGCGGGAAAGTATCATCTGCGTCTAAACGTGCTGATGGTTGTGCTCAACGTGGTAAGACCCGTGGGAAGATGGTCTGATGCCAACCGTATCAGCCAAGCAGGAAAGGTTTATGCAAGCGGTGGCTAATAACCCAAAGTTTGCAAAAAAGGTGGGCGTACCAACGTCCGTAGGCAAAGAGTTTACTAAAAAGGAAGGTGGAGTCATGAAAGAGTCAAAGGCAATGATGAAGAAGGAAGTGTCCTTTATGAAGAAAAAGGGCGCCCCCAAGTCCATGCTCAAGCATGAGATGAAAGAAGCCGGAATGAAGAAGATGAAGTCTGGCGGTTTGGCTGCTGGTCACAAACAAGCCGATGGTGTTGCTAAAAAAGGCAAAACTCGCGGTATGCAAGTTCGCATGATGGGCGGCGGAAAGTGCTAAATGCGTGCATCCCGGGGTATGGGCGCAGTAAACCCTAAAAAACTGCCAAAGGCTATGAAGCCAGCCAAAACCGTCAAGAAAAAAGACGGGGATTTGTCTGTTGCTATTTATTCCCAAGGCGGTAAGTCTCGTGTAAATGAGGCAGGTAACTACACCAAACCCGGACTACGCAAATCCATATTTGAGCGTATTAAGGCCGGTGGTAAGGGGGGTGCTCCGGGTCAGTGGAGTGCCCGTAAGGCTCAAATGATGGCACTTCAGTACAAAAAGGCTGGCGGTGGGTACAGGGATTAGGTTTCCAGTTTACGACGTTAAAGAAGGCAACGTGTTTCACTGGATTTTAGAAGCGTCTGAAGACTTCAGGAAGATTAGGCAAAGAGAACGATATGTCGAACTTGAAAAAGCCGCAGCAGAGTCTGAAGGCGTGGACAGATCAAAAGTGGAGAACTAAAAGTGGCAAACCATCTACGCAGGGACCGAAGGCTACAGGGGAAAGATACCTCCCAAGCAGCGCCATCAAAGCGCTCTCCCCGCAAGAGTACGCCGCGACCACCCGAGCCAAGCGAGCAGGAAAAGCCGCAGGAAAGCAGTTCGTCGCCCAGCCTAAAGGGGTGGCTAAAAAAGTTGCTCCGTATAGGAAAGTAAGATGACAACCTCCGGAACAACAGAATTTAACCTCGAACTTCGGGACATCATAGAAGAAGCGTTTGAGAGGTGCGGTGCCGAACTGCGGACCGGTTACGACCTTAAAACAGCGCGTCGAAGTCTCAATTTGTTGACTATTGAATGGTCAAACAGGGGTATCAATCTCTGGACCATTGAAGAGGGTGCAATTACCTTGCAAACTGGACAAGCGACGTACCCGCTTCCAGTTGATACTATTGACTTGTTAGAGCATGTAATTCGCCAAAATGCGGGTAGTACAGCAACTCAATCTGATATCACGATTAGTCGTATTAGTGTTTCTACCTATGCGTCTATCCCCAATAAAACTGCTCAAGGTTTACCAATTCAAATTTGGGTAAATCGACAGTCCGGCACTACTGCCGTTACTTCTTTGACATTAAATGGTGGTATTTCTTCTTCGGATACCACGATTACTTTATCTTCTACAGACGGTCTTTCTTCTACCGGGTATGTTCAGATAGGTTCAGAAATAATTAACTACACCGGGAAAACCCCTACTCAGATACAAAACTGTATTCGTGGGCAAGCGGGAACCACTGCTGCAGCGCATCTAACAGGAGCGGCGATATCTGTTCCTTACTTACCAAACGTCAATATTTGGCCTACCCCCAACTCACCGGGAACTCAATATCAACTTGTATATTGGCGGCTAAAGAGAATCCAAGATGCGGGTGACGGTGGAGTACGAACCCAAGATATACCGTTTCGGTTGCTCCCCTGCCTTGTGGCAGGGCTGGCGTACCACTTATCAATGAAGATCCCCGGTGCAGAGCAACGGGCAGAAATACTAAAATTGGCATATGAAGAACAGTGGAATCTGGCTGCTGGCGAAGACCGTGAAAAGGCTTCGATCCGGTTCGTCCCGCGTGATTTCTTCATTGGTGGCGGTGGGTACTAATGACTTCAAAATTTACTCTTGGTCGCATTGCGATTGCGATGTGCGACAGGTGTGGGTTTCAATTTCAACTCCATGAACTTCGTACAGAGATTGTAAAGACTAAAAATGTCAACCTTAAAGTTTGCCCCGAATGCTGGGACCCAGATCAACCCCAGTTGTCGCTTGGTTTATACCCAATTGACGACCCCCAAGCCGTCAGAAATCCTAGACGCGACACGTCTTACTTGGCAAGCGGCGTTACTGGGTTACAGTTATTGGCTACGAATAGCACTTCTGTTGATGGCTTTGGGACACCCGCAGGCGGGAGTAGGCAGATCCAGTGGGGGTGGAACCCAGTAGGTTTAGGTAACGATGGTGGTTTGACCCCCAATAATTTAGTTGGAAAAGGGCAAACTGGAACGGTAACAATTCAGATCACTTAGGAGATATAAATGAATGCAAAGAAAGCAGTACATAAACATGAAAGAACAATGCACCCCGGAAAGCCACTAACTAACTTGGCTAAAGGTGGTAAAACTAACGCAGACATGAAAAAATATGGGCGTAACATGGCTAAAGTTATGAACCAACGTTCGAGCGGAAGGGGCCGATAATGAGTAGCGATAAATTTGAATATTTTTCAGCGGATGTTAAAGATCCGTGCGGAAAATATACGCAGCCTAAAACCTATACCACAGACATGGGTGGGAAAGAAAATGTTGGGTACCCAAATGCGGTGCCAAATACCCAAACTCAAATGACTCGTGGCGGTAAGGCACAAACTAAAGGTCGTGGGCATACCACTAAAATGGGGTAATTTGTGAACTACGCTACTCTGTTTGAGACGATTAAAGGGTACGTCGAGAACGACTTTCCAAATACCACTTGGACTGATTCCGCAGGGACAGGAACGGCTACTTTTACAAGTACCGAACAGATAAACACGTTTATTCAAGAGGCTGAACAGCGCGTATTTAACTCTGTCCAAATCCCTGATCTTCGTAAGAACGTGACAGGTAACGTAACAATAGGCAATAAATACCTAAGTGTTCCATCAGACTGGTTAGCTAATTTTTCTTTGGCTAGGATTGATACAAACGGAACCCAAGAATTTTTATTAAATAAGGACGTAGAGTTTATTCGTTCATGTTATCCGGATCCAAACGATGTTGGACCACCAAAATATTATGCTATTTTTGACCAAAACTCGTACATTCTTGGACCGACTCCGGACCTTGCGTACAACATGGAACTCCACTATTTTTATTATCCGCAGTCTATTGTTACTGCTGGTACATCTTGGTTGGGGGATAAGTTTGATTCTGTACTGTTGTATGGCTCTTTGTTGGAAGCGTATACGTACATGAAGGGTGAAAAAGACGTAATTATGGAATATCAAAGACGATATGATGAGGCTCTTGCCATGTTGAAACAACTTGGTGAAGGCAAGAATCGTCAGGATATGTATCGTACTCAACAAGCGAGGTACCCAGTTAAATGAGCAGCATGAGCGAAGTAGCCTTCCTATTAGGGGGCAATCAGGTCAGAGTTCTAACTACGCAGGGGCGTGGGTTTACGCCTGAAGAGATGGCGGAGCGGGCTTTGGACAAAATTATCTCTGTTGGCTCTCAGACGCATCCTGCCATTCGGGATCAAGCCGAAGCATTCCGTAATCAGATCCGGCAAGTTTTAGTGTTTTATATGCAAGAAACCGTCAGAACTCATCATGTGACTCTGGCAAATAAGTTCAGGGCCGCAGGACATCCTGAGTTAATTAAACTTTTAGACGAGTAAAGGAGCCTTTCATGGCAATTACCCAAGCAATGACCACATCATTTAAAGCAGAACTTCTGCTTGGTGTGCATGATTTCCGTCCGTCGGCACAAACCGGCGCAGACGTTTTTAAACTAGCGTTGTATACGTCGTCCGCTTCTTTGGATGCTAATACCACAGCCTATACAACTTCTAACGAAGTTACTGGAACTAACTACACGGCTGGCGGTCTTGCACTTACCAATACCGGCGTAACGGCAACCAACATCAACGCCAATACCGGTACAGGCTTTTGTGACTTTTCCGACCTAACCTTCCCTAACGTAACGGTTACGGCTCGTGGCGCGGTTATTTATAACACCACACCTTCGGCAAACAGCAACGCTAATACGACTCTGACCAACGCATCGGTCTGCGTTCTGGACTTTGGTTCTGATAAGACATCTACGGATGGCGATTTCACAATCATCTTCCCGACTAACGATGCTTCTAACGCCATTATCCGTATCGCATAACTATGTCATTCGTACTTGCTGATCGAGTTAAAGAGACAAGCACAAGCACCGGTGTAGGGGATATGACTCTAGCCGGTGCTGAGACTGGCTATCAATCTTTTGCTGTCATTGGCGACGGCAACTCAACCTATTACACAATCGCTCTCCAAGGTGGTAATGAGTGGGAAGTAGGTATTGGCACGTATGAGACGACAGGCCCGGATCTTCAGCGGGATGTGGTGCTGTCTAATTCTTTGGGTACTACGGCAAAGATTAACTTCTCAGCCGGAACCAAGGACGTATTTGTAACCTACCCTTCGGAGCGGTCAGTGTTTGCTTTGGGTAGCGGAGTAACTGCCGATACTGGGTCTATCTACATCAACAAGACGACTGTAACCAAAGACACCACATTAAATGACGGTGAAAACGGTATATCGGTAGGGACTATGACTGTAGGCACAGGCGTAAATGTGACCATTGATACTGGTCAAAGGTGGTTAATCGTATGAGTAAGATTCAGATTGTTGGCCCTTCAACTGGTACAGGGACGCTTACACTTACCTCAGATGTAGTTAATACAGATCAGACTATTACGTTTCCTAATAGCACGGCGACAATAGTTGCGGTTACTCCGGGAACTTCTGGCAATCTTATTACTTCAAATGGTACGGCTTGGCTTTCTCAGGCCCCTGCCGTTGTATCTGTAACTCCCACTGCTGTATCTGATCAAAACAATACCAGCACCGGATATTTTGATTTACCATCTGGAACCACGGCTCAACGCCCGGGGTCGCCCGTTGTTGGAATGATTCGCTATAACACGACTGAATCCCAATACGAAGTCTACATAGGCACTGAGTGGAAATATTTAGACCTTATTAAATACCCTACTCCTGTAGATTTTGTTGTAGTTGCCGGAGGTGGTGGAGGGGGAGGCGCTGGAGAGACCAGTGCAAGTGGGTATCCTCCCGGTAGTGGTGGAGGCGCAGGTGGTTATCGGGAAGGTTCAGGAACGGTTTCGGTTGTTTTGGGAACAAATTACACAGTAACAGTTGGCGCCGGTGGTGGTGGCGGGTCATCGAACAGTTCAGCCGCTTCAAATGGTTCAAATTCAGTCTTTAGCACAATTACAGCAACAGGCGGCGGTGCGGGCGGTAGGTGGGGGTTCAACGGCGCTACCGGTGGTTCTGGTGGCGGTGGCTCTACTGGTGGCGCTGGTAATACTCCAAGCACATCACCATCACAAGGTAATAATGGTGGATCAACTGCAACAAACGGCTCTGCCGGTGGGGGTGGTGCAAGTGCCGCTGGTTCAAATACAACCACCGATGCGGGATCAAATGGTGGTGCTGGAACAGCATCCTCAATTACGGGATCTTCCGTAACCAGAGCAGGGGGCGGCGGGGGCGGTGCATACAATAATCCAACTGGTGGAACCGGTGGTGCAGGAGGTGGTG